ACATCAGATTCGTTCGGCTCTGACGGGTTCGCCGCAGCCTCAGTGGGATTTGCTGGCGGCTGAGTCCCGCCATTAAGCTCTTGATCTGTCATGTGTATTCACCCAACTTTTACGCAAGTTAGCAGCGAGATGCATCGATAACGGACGATGCAATGACCGAGTTATAAACTGATTATTATTAAGAAAAATATAACTATTTGGATTGCACATCTCTGCACAATTCAACTTTTCTGATTGAAGTGATGCTACCGAATGGGGCAAAGAAAACGATTTCTTTTTCCCTGGTCATTCGGACGTAGGGAGAACATTCTATCCCACAAATATCAACCTCATCGGCTTCAACATTCTGAGTATATTCTGTACCCACTAATCGAATTTCATACATTTTTAACACCGCCACTCGGAAGAAGTCGAACGTTTATCGTCAGCGCGTCGAGATCATCACCAAGTATCGAATCTGCGATTTGATACTTATCTCCCATCGCGAGAACCCGCGCGATGGCTTCCCCGATGTTTTCGGCGACTATTTTCCATTTACCGACGATGCCAGTGGGCACCTCGACATCAACATTTAGAATTTTTGACATCTATTATTGCAAAAATATTATTTGGGCTTAGGCTTCTTGCCTTTGCCTTTGCCCTTTCCTTTACATCCCATCAGATCACCACTTACACGATCGTCCTTCCCAAGTATAACGATTCGACTCGCGCGTTCTATAGTTCTCGGCTTCTTCATCGAACAGAGAAAAATACGTGCGATTATATTTTGATGGATTCATAGGAATCATATCATCGATCCTTGTAGTGGCAATTCTTCGAGTATCTGCTTCTGGTCGGCATCCGCCTGTTCTGCCGTCCACCCATAGCGCCTCATGGCCGCGGCTTTCTTGCTTGAGATGCCAGAGGTGACATCGTTCATTTCTATTTGGGACTGCTGATAATCATCGTTTGGCAAGCCATCATGCCAATTGATGCTTATTTCTTGCGGCGTAATTGCAATGCCCTCCAAGGTCGCGAGCAGCCAAATGAGCTTCTTGAGAGCGGGATCAATGTTCAGGCGAAGACGTTCAACTCGCTTGAGCGGGGCCATCATGCGAAGCCTGAGGGAGGTTCCAGACTCTGCTGATCCCGAACCGCCCATGCTCCCGCTCAACGATTGCCCAAATGCCTGCGGGCAAGTCTCGGAAATCGTATAGAACTGATTCATCAGGAAGTCTAATTCCTGGAATCCTGCCGCCATCTGGCCATTCCATTCCACATAGAAAGGCTTTTCCTGCCCTTCTGCCATTGGAATTACCTTGAGATTGCTATCATAATGCAATTCGCCCGTCGTGGGGTCCTTGGTCACAGAGTCTTCTGGTACTCCCATCAACGGTTCTGAATGCGCATCAAGTATGCGCCCCATCCTAGTTAGGCGCGTTTCCATCCTCTTGATTATGGGGTCGAGCGGCGTGTAATCATCGCAGCCCCACTGATTTGTAGTGGTGGTAAGGTTCAGGAAGGGTACTAGCAGATAGTCATCTATGCCGGCCTGGTCGATCTCTATATCATAGGCTTCTGAGGCGATCTTGTTATCTTTGATTGCATACTTTCTCGTTTCGACCTCGCCTTTCCTGTGGATTTCGCAATGCAGATAGGTATTCAGAACATGATCTATAAATTCTGAAGAAGTCCAAGCCAATAGATGTTCGGCCACCTGACCGGATGCATCTTGAATCGGATACCAGCGAGAAGGAGCAATGGCCTGAACATGTGGCTCCCCCATATCGTCTTTGTATGCCTTGATTGGCCCGACCCCAAACCTAGACATGTCGATCAGGGCCTTATAGGACTCCTGCCAGATGGCCGAATCGATCATCAATTGATCTATAGCCTTCTGATTGCCATCGGATACCTTAATTTCTGGCTTCTCTCCAATCAGGATATCGGGCCAAAAAGTGGACAGTCTGCGATGCAAGTTCAGGATGAGGATGATCTTCTGATGTTCGGCGGCGCTAGTATGAAAGAGGCGAAGTAGGCCTGTATATACCTTTGTATGATTTCCATCGAAGAGGTCTTGGTTCTGCTGATAGAGTTTCAATCTTCCTTCGGCTTCTTCGCGAGGCGGCCAATAGGCACCTTTGAAAAGAATGGAATCTACGTCATAAATCATATAAGCCTCATCTGCCGAATGTCCTTGATCGCTCGCCGGGCAATATAACGGGTCATATCCGCACTATGGTCAGGTGCGCCGGACCCGCCTTTCATAAACATATCAATGCCTTGCGCTTGCTTCTTCTCGTCCCATCGGAGATCATTCAGGCCCCAGATGGTTTTTTCGCACTTCTCATAAATCTTTAAGCGGCCAAGCGATAAGAGCGTGGTAACATCTTCGACTCCGGGAAGGATTGCATTATCGGCATCATGTACATTCGCGAGTTGAGGAAATTTGCTTCTCAAGATTTCCCTCTGGAATCCGGGTTCTTCGGGCGGCACCAAAATGCGCTGAGGAAATACGGGCTTTCCGTTCCAGTTGCATAATCGCGCTAGGTCCTCGATATACTCTGAATTGGTCTTTTGCTTCTGTTCGGCTTTAGAATCCCAATAGACCTCTTTCAGGCAATACCAGATACCTCCGGACAACCCCCAGAGAGCCGCACAAAAAGGATTGCTTATGCCATAGTCCATACCAACGAGGAATTGAATAAAATTATCAGGAACTTTTGTAACCACATACCCAGCGTTGGGGTCTTCTTCAAAGAATGAAAATACTCTGCCTTCTGCTGCTACCCATAGCCCCTCGATGAACCTGCGATAAAGTACCGTGCCTTTGGGATATTTTTTCTTCAGTGACGCGATATAAGAAGGATCAAGAAACGTGTTTTCATCAAGAATGAACCGCCAAGGCCGAAGTTCTTTTCTGCCATCCAATGCCAACCCAAGCTCTTCTTCTCGATCTATCAGCCGTTTGATGTAATGCTGGGGCGGGCCCGGATTCATTGATCCTATGAAAACTGATCCCTGATCCGACAGCCTAGTGTCCAGCATCTCATAAAAGTTCTGCGGCCAAGTAACAACCTCGTCCCCAAAGGCAGCTATTAGAGACTCGCCCTGAATTCTCTCTATCGCGCCTTCGTTTGTGGCCCCCTCTACCCAGCACTCCCTACCAAATATGCGAAGAGTCTTAGTGCTGCTATTATATTTTATGTGACCGGGAAATTTTAATTGCAAAGGAACTATGAAATTGCGCCTGAGCGCCCCAAGTGTCTTGCCTATGAATTGAATATTTCCGGGAGGGAGTTGCTTAATCGCCTTGATTGCGCAATACTGTTGAATCTCGGTCTTTCCGCTCCTCACCGAGCCGTACATCAGGGTTTGGCGGGTCTTCAGGCAATCCTGATATACTTGGGCTTGCTTGGGGAGAAACAACGGCGGCATGCTTGTCTAGGGCACCTACAATCTTATCTAGCATATCTTGTTCACTGTCCGTTTGGGGCGGCTCTTCTATGCGTCTCTGCTCAAGTAACCTGTCCAGGGCAGCAGACCATTTTTCCATCTTATAAGGATCTTTGACACCAGGCAGCAGGGATTTGTGAATCGTTATAGCTTCGTCTATGAGGGAAAGCCGCGCTTTGGCTGTGAAACATTCTATTTTTATAGGCTTATCCGATCTCGGTTCTTTGGCGGAAGGTTTCGACTGGAAAGGATTCTTCTTGCTTTGCCCTTGTCTGCGAAGTTGTATCTTATGCTTTTTAGCAATCTTACTGATAGTTCCGCCTTTCTTCCGATCGCCCAACCGAATTGCAGCGATCTCTTCCAGACTAATATTCCCGGCTTTATAACGATCGGAATTCAGATCATCTAAGATCTTTTGAACTACATCTTCGGGCAAAGGTGGAGACATTCATGCTTTCAGTCCTATAATTTTCAATCAAAAATATCGCCCCCTCGCACAGGGCAATAGGTCAGGGTAGTCGAGCTTTCCAGATATGTAAGGTCCGCCAGTCGTAACAAGAATGGCCCGATTCTAGCCGCTTCGGGCAACGAGCGTGAAAGGCTAAATGACAAGAAGAGGCCGCCCGCAAGAACGGCATTCACATGGGCAAGCATTTGCATGCTTGATCATCTGGCGATGACAATTATAGCCGATGACCTTAACACCGGCCAACCCGCTCGGCAAACACGGGAGGCTCTACATGCATGCACGGTCTGATGCAGAGGTCAATCTGCAATGACATGAATTGCTGGCAGCATATTCCCATTTATGCCACTTTTTATGCCTTCGTTAGTGGAATGGCGCATCCATTCCAATGATGGAAGTCGTAGGCAGGGAAAGGGTCTTTTGCCCGTCGCATCTCCAGAAGGCTCGCCACCAGCATGCCGCTTTGATGATCGCATGGGCTGCGAATTTCCCTATATTCAGGTCGATCTGACCATTTACGCAGCCCTTGTTGAACTTTTGACATCATTATTTCTTATCGATTATATGCAGCTTCTTGAACCTCACTAACTCATCCAGATCGGGCTCTTTTAGATAGGGAAAGTTTAGCCAAATCAAGGCAGATGGAAAACGCGCAAGATTTGACTTCGGCATCGTTGCCTCATCTCGCTTTTAATTCCCGATATTTGGACTGAATACGTGCAATTCCTGCGCGAGCGTTGGCTTCTTCTTGCTTGTGATGAGCGAGGACCATAATGGCATTCTTGTTTATGCCTTTCCAGAACAGGATTGAACGAGATTTGTTAGACATCGGCAACCTCTATAATTTGGAACCCGATTCATCCGGTCGGGGCCGCCTTGCACGCCCTGAAGAAGTCTTTGGGCTGCGATTTCCTTTTAGGCGGTGGCGTCCTTTCCCTGATAATCTTCTCGCCAGAGCCTCTAACAATGATATCTATAACTTCTGGTGCATTTGGTGAATTGAAAACTGAAAAGCATTCGGGACAGATGGCAGAACCCGATTCGTCAAAATCTATGACACATTGGCATTTCTTACAACCATGCCTCGTGTACTGAGTATCGTAATCTTCGCCACGATTTAGGTTTGAAAAAGAGTTGCTTTTTGCCCGGAGTTCTCGGATAGTCAAAATTCCATGCGGCCCGCTAAATACGGGCTCGATTTCGGAATCCCATGCTTGACCAAGTTTGCCCAAGTTTCCCTCCTGGTTTGTGATATTTCCGTATAGATTAATGATATACTAATATAAATAACTTTCGTACTACCTCAAGCCACCTTCCAAATCACCTGATGTGGAACCATAATCTCCCTATCCATAACCACTTTTCCCTCCGCTTTCAGCCCGCGCATGAAGGCCCCTATCTCCCTGCCGGAGTAGTTGAAATGGAACCCGATTGCAGCGGATGAGGCGGGCCCATGTTCTTGCAGGTAGGCAAAAATTTGTTCTGATGTAATGGTCTGGTTCACGGAATCACCGCCATCATGGCAGGATAATGAGGCCCTTTGTCCCATGTCCATACTCCCTTAGTACGCTCCTTGTGCCTGAATGGGCAACCAAGATGGGCAACACTGACAGATTCGATTCATGCATCCTCCCACCGGATACTCACAATCTGCCCGATTCCTAAGCAAACCGGAAAGCCATGAGGGGCATAAAAGCCGTCTCTTGCAACATTGTCCTCGTCCGGGTCGTGGAATTCGGTACAATTCAGGAACAAAAACCCCAAATCGCAACTTTCTACATAGCCCGTATATTTGCTTTCCAGCATGTAGACTGTGATGTGATTGCCTATCATCGGTGTCCTAGCCGATGTAGTTGCGATCAGGAGTAATACGAATATTGCTAATAGTCTCATTTCCAGCTACCTCGCTTCAGACGACCCGACATGAACTTGATGCCAACGGTGGTGCTTCCGGGATAATATCGAGGAGAGCAAACCATTAAGCCATCTCCTTCTTCATCGCATCAATCCTACCCCTGATCTCCATTACCTTGATATTGTGCCCCATCCTCGAAAGTGCCTGCTTGATGTCATAATCCATGTTGCCTTTCTGATGCATGGTCCAGATGGTGAGGTCGGGCTCTGCCAGGATAGGCTCAGGCTTCACCACATGCCCTAGGATGGCGCTTTGGCCCATCGACTGAGTAATTGTCTCATCCCGGTGAGATGTCGCCCCCTTGGGGCGTACAGTCATCTTAGGCGGATCGGATAGAAATTCATCTAATGTATTCTCATGAAGCTTCACTTGGCCGATCCAGCCCGCTATTTGCTTCAAGCTCAGGCAGATATCCCAGGATTTGACCAGATCCTCCTGTATTGCCTGACAGGTA